ATCGAAATTATAATTAATCTCACCATTATCATTATTGGTCATAGAGCAACCGACAGTAAAACGCTGATCCCAGTTAGGTGCAGCACCTGGGTATTGGCAATTGGGATTCTGTGATCCATCCGGGCATTCACCTGCTATCACTTGCGGCACAACGCTCATCAATACAACCATCAGTAATGTATTAAACTTCTTCATCATTTGTCCTCTTTACGGTTAACAGTTGAAGTTTTTTAAGCTCGATCAACTTATCAAACATCTCCATTGTCTGGTCGTGCTGTAACCTTAACAATTTCAAAGTCTGATCAAGTTCTGAAGAGGGGGCGTCACCCCCCTCGTTATCATTCACCACTATACCCCGGTTTCAGGAGGGGTAGACTGTGCCATTTTAGTCGCCTGCTGTCCGCCACCCAAAGAAGCTAACAGAGTGACAATCAGGGAGCCAAGTTCTTTGGATTGCAGCCCACCAACAGCGACAGCCTCAGTCATGCCAATGCGGTCCATTGCAGCCATAGTGTTACCCATGCTCTTGGTGATAATACCCTGCATGGCCTGCTGGTTAGACGCAAAGTTCTGCGACGTAACATTGGCGACCTGGGCAGGAATAGACGCTATTGCTTTCAGCTCTTCATTGGCGATTGCAGAGACAATGCCATCATCTAGTTCAGCCATAATAGTTCTCCTACACCTCACCCCATAAGCGAGGTTTCCACCTAGAAAGGTCTAGCCACAATAAGTTATGGGCTTATCGCTTCGTCACCCCGAAGGGTCAAGACTAGACCAAACTGTTAGCTTCTAAGCTGTTCTCTCTCCGAAGCTGTAATGATTTCCATCTTCCCACCTTCCGCCCCATGAGCAATCAGGGTGCAGCGATTCCCAATACTCGCCCAGCGGCCTGTGCGCCTCTGTGGTGGTCTGGAAGACACCATCTATAAAAAGGTTGTAGTCATGGGCCAGCCTGTCTTTGTGGAAGCTGTACGGGCTGCCGTATCCCACGTCCTCCCCTTTCTCACCGAACACTCGCGGATCACGATAGCCGTCACCCTGCGTTAACTCGTAGCCGTTTTCATAAGCCCACAGTACAAGCTGTGCAAGTAGTTTACTAAACAGCCGCTGTCTATCGCCGAGTGTCATTATCCACCTGCCGGGTGTTTAACTGTTGTTGTGTCAAGGTCTGAGTCTTCATCTACAGTCCCGCCCTGCTTGCAATCCATTCTCATCCCATCGGGTGTAATCAGGCGGCAGTCCTGCGTAACTGTTCTCACCTGTCTCGTATCATGCTGTAGCATTTCACACCCGGATAACATCAGCACCATAATAATTATCTTCATGGTACAGGTGCCGGTACGGGTGTTTTAAGAGACTTCTGCTCACCTGAGTCGTGCTGCTCCTTGCTTGAGACCACACCACAATCAATATCAAATTGATCTGTCACTACCCTGCAATGCGTATTAATGTCATGGTCCCTGCGGGTTTGCTGGCGGGCAATGTCGCAGGCAGCCAAGTTAAAGGCTAACAGGATTATCATTGTTTTATTCAAGGATGCCTGTATTCGTGGTATGAATTTACTCATAAGCCATCATGTCATAACACATGTATTATCAAATCATACATATGTTGATACGTTAAAGTAAAAAGCTGTCTCAAAATCAGTAACGCCATTGTCAGTAAGCCACTTTGTGGTTACCTCAAAAGTGTTAGCATCAACAATTCGCGTATATGCGCCGAAAAAATTACTATTCCAGTTAATGTTAGCAGTGGCAACAACAGATAAACTAGTAGTATTAAGCGTATGCGTAACTGTACATTGTCCTGTATTTGTCCCGCTCCATACTGCGGTCCACGGTTGTCCAGAAACTGTGCCGCCTGTATTAATCCGCCCAGCATAAGAATTGAAGGGTTGCGGATTACTATCGGTATAAGGGGTAGCACCGGCATCCATGGATGCCAGCATCTCGTTTACTTTTTGGGCGAGTACAAAGAGTTGATCCCGGCCGCCGCCACTACCGGTAACCGGATCAGCGTCGGCGTTAATATTACTGGCCGAGGCATTGCCGGCGTCGAGGGGGGAAGTGTCACTAGGCCATGCCATAAGAATTCCTCACAGTATTCATCTGATTATGCTGATATTTCCTCATATAGTAAAGACTCACGGATCCGGGATAATGATGTAATTGAAGGCAGTGGCGTTCTCATTGGTAGAAGACCTCGCCGACTGGGAAGTTATTGGGGTCATCCGCTGGTGAACTATATGGGCCAGAATGATGAGTAACTGCTGCACTTCTTGATTAAATTCAGGCGGATGTGGGTGCGGATTATCAGGCACTGACGAAAGCCTCCTGTATGAATTCCTTGGCAGCAATCACCCCGGGCGCATTGATGGTGAGCCTGAAGGCGAAGTATCGACCATCATAAACGGTACCATCAACCCAAGTCACCCAACCCTGATCGCCAGGGGTAGTCACGCCCACGTTGATCTCGGCGATGACCGAGGTTGCCGTATCGACGGTCCACCTGAGTGCCCAGGTCATCCGGGTCGGTGTCTCGAAATCCCTAAAGTCATCATCCTGCTGGAAGACAACCTGGGTCTCCAACAGACCCCCCCAGGTACCAAAGGTATCCCACGTAGGCATATCTGACCACAGGGTAGTCTGGGCATTAGTATAGAGGAATCCGTCAACCGCATCGACGGTGGCCCATGAGATGGTGGCCCCGGGGGATTCATTCTGGCCCCAGCCCATTGTCCACTCGCTCCGGTAGGCCAGATTATTACCTTTACGTGGTATCGGTAGGGTGATCGGCCCCTCGTAATGAGCGTCGGCTGACTGGCGTCCCCCATCATCGATGGCCTTGATTGCGAAGAACCAGTCACCCTGGCCGGGACTGTTGGCCTCGTAGCCAGTCTCAGTGATGCGCCCACCGCGGAAGTCCGTCATCTGATCCCACTGGGGCGTCAGGTTGGTCTGCATCAAGATGAAGTCGTGAGCGGGATCCATCAGGTGGAAGGAGTTCGTCCCGTCCATCAGATCGAAGCTGATAGGGTCTCCAGTCATCAAGTCGGTATCCAGGTACCGAATGATCACACCGAAGAAATCAGGGGGTACGACCGTCGGGTCACTGTAACCGTAGGTGAAGTACCGGGTGCCGTCAGACATTAGCGTGACGTTCAGGATGTCCGGCGCAGGAGGCAAGGTGAGCTTACCCACCACCGTATGATAGGCGCTCCCGTCGCTCTCATACCAGAGTACCCAAGTGCTCGACAGTCCATCTGGGAACACGTAACGAGCACGTATCTGGATCTCATCTCCGGTGGTATAACCGAAGAGTGATACTTCCTTCGAGTCACCCGGGAGCGTGGCGTGGGTTATCCACGGGACCGTCTCATTCGCACCCCCTTCCCATATTCGCGCCTGGATGATGATTTCGTGTACCTCACCGCGATTCTGGGGGAAGCCGAGGTCTATGAGTACCCGCACCTGCCATGAGCCTGACGCGTCCAGTGTCATCACGGCTTCACCTGAGCGCACCTGGATGATAGAGGGAAAGCGTGACCCCGGGGGCGGCGTGAGTACCGGATTGTAGTCGGGTATCGGTCCGGTATCTGCCGTATACAACGCCGGGTCATAGGGCAGGCATTCCAGTACAGCGGACATATCCGCCGTCGAGCGGATGTTCTTAATGAGTAAAGGTAGCGACAGTCGCCCAGTCTCACCGAAGATAATGAGATCCCCGATGACTGCAGGGGGACTACCTTGGGGTATAGCGAACTCCAAGACATCCTGCCCGGGTACCTCGGTCACCACTTCCAGGGTGGTGGTCGTCAGGTCAGCGTGGCGGAACTGGACGGAATAGGTAACCGGTTGCCCGTCCGCATCCAGTCCCGTCATGGGCATCTCCGCATCCAGGGTCACATGCGTGTTCGATATAAGGATGACCCGCGCTGACCCGAGGCCGACCAGGATGACGTCACTCTGATACTCGATCCGGTCGGATGGGAGAACGGCCAGCTGCTCAAAGTCAGACTCGAAGTCTATCCGTTCGGGCTGAAGTCGAATCGCGGCAAGACGGTACCGTGCCATCTTGAAGATGTTCTTGTAATACGTTACGCCCTTGAACTCGGCGCTGTTGAAAATGGTGGCAGTGCCCGAGTCATAGCCGTCATCGTAGACGATTTGCTCGTCGTTGGAGTAGTCGCCGTCTTCATCAATGTACCTGCAACGTAGAGCATGCGGAATATCGGGGAAGGATTTGAGCCCGCTGAAATTTCTGCTGTTACGCGGCGAAAAAATTTGGTGCGGTACATTCTGCGCCTCATCCACTCGTACCGTGAAGATGCCATCAATCACTAGTGGCCGCGCTCGACCAGCGTAGCATATTTCAGTGAACAACGCCCACACGTTCACATCGTAATCAATCACCTTGTTGTAGGTGAATCCCTTCGCGGTACAGAACTCGTGGAAGTATTCAAATGCCGCAGAGTCAAGTCGACTCAGGGCGAGCGGTCTCGGGTTGGCCGGACCAGTGAGTACCCAACGAGCAAGGGACGCCGGGTTATTCGATACCCTCGTTATCCAAGAAGCGGACCCGTTCCAGTCCGGAATGATGCTGGAAGCCAATACGTTGAACTCATCCACCTGACCGGACAACTGGTCGGTGGCCTTTATCTCGACGGCGATAGCCGACCAGTCATCGTCATTGACCGGGTCACTGGATATGAACGACCGCAGCTTGGAGAAGTACACATCATCGAAGGTACGGGAATCCTTTTCAGACCCGGTGTCATGGTTGTCGTTAGTCGTGCGGGACATCCGGATGGTGTAGGTGCCGGGTGTACCAAAAGAGTAGCTGTACCCTTGGCGGATAGCGGAGTTGGACTTGGCAGTGAAGCTGTGTGTTTTTACCGGGGACCAGTTGATCCCGTTGGTGGACTGCTCCACCACCACGGTCACCGTTAACTTTTTACGATCACCATCCTTCTGAACCTTGATTAAGCCTTGCGGGAATACAATGTCGTAGGTGATGTATTCAGTAAGTGGCTCCGTCGTGCCAGCTGCATAGATAACCTCACTAGCCGATCGCAACAACAGCTTGTCGATGTCAAGTTCACGAATGATATCCTGGTAGAGGGTGATCGATCCGCTATCCAGGCTCCCCCCAGTGTCGTATTCAACCTGAACCTCATCATAAAGCGAGAGGTCTGTCGGACCGATGCTCGCGTTGCTCACCTCTACGTTGTGTTGCCCCAGAACAAACAACATCGTCACGTACTGGTCATCGCCTCGCAAGGATGTGACGGGCTGCGCCGCATAGTATGGGAAGAACTTATGGATACCCAGGACAATCGGCTTCACGCCGAACGGGGCTAGCTTATTACGTGCCCCAGCAACGCTCAGTGACTGGGAATCCTTGGAACCATTATCCATCTCCGGCAACTGAGGAATAAACAAGCCACTCAGGAAGTCGGCTGCAACACCCAAGGTGATCGCTCCAATGGCGATCATGGGATTCAGGAAGAGTGCGCCTATGAAGGAAAGCGTATCCCCTTGAGGCTGGACAGCCACAGTGACATGAGCGCCCGCCTTCGGGTATATCCGGTGCCAGTATTCATGGCGGGTGGCCTCGCCGTTAATGCAGACTCGCGTTGCAGGCCACAGCTTATAGTCCAGATCAGAATCCAGCATGATCTCGGCCAGAGTCTGACCCACCACCCAGTCTACCTTGTGGTGCGCAAGGCTGAAGGGGTTAGTGCGGACGACCGCCTGGTTCAGCGGCTCTTGTGGCGATAACATGATATGAGTTGATCCTTCCACCGTGGTCGGCTGAACTTCTCGATGACGACTCCGGTACCCTTATTGGAATGAAGCATGTAGGTGTCGCACAGGAACAGGGCTACATGGCGATTTACGGGCGACGATTTGAACAGCAGAATATCCCCTTCAATCGAGGGTGTCTTCTCTTCGAGTACATCCCGCCAGTCGCCAATCTTGATCATATCCACCTGATCACCGATGTCGCCAATGTCAAGCCCGTACCGGTCATGGTACACGCGATTGACCAGTTCCCAGCAGTCAAGCTCCTCGTAGGTGATGGAGAGGTAGCGAGTCGTCCAGTCAGGTAACAACATGCTCACCTCGTCACGAACAACGCCGGGTAGTCCTTACCCGTCATGAGCTTGCTGAAGTTCTCAATCATCAAGTTTTCAGTAACCAGCTCCCCGCTGATAGTGAGTTCATTGTAAGCCACGTTGCGCATTACCGTGTCGGGAAAGGAGGCGATCACCTCGTCGACATCCAGGGTGGATACGATGTCCACCCGCACGGGCAGGGCGTTGGGTTCGCGACGGATGTCATCGATCAATCGGCGCTCCACGTTATCGATACTGAGTTGCGCACCTGTGACCTTACCCTCTTCATTCGGCGCAAGGATAATGTCAAAGGGGAGATGCAGGAACACCGTGGCGGGGATAGCGCCGCCCAGGGTGGAGGTGATGTCCGTCGCGTTGTTCGTATAGTAGAGCACCCCGCTGATCGTGGTGGTGATAGTCAACAGGTACAATGTAGCGAGCGTCGTCTCGGGTGCCATCATCGCGGCCAATGCGGCGGGAGGTAAGTTGCGTGGCATTAGGTTTTCGCTACGCTAAAGGAAAGTGCCAAGAAAGTTATGGTACTTGTGCCAGCAGCTACCCAGATGCGTAGATCGAAGGTATCGTTTGCGGCGAAAGACAGTATTCCCACCAAGGAAACTGTGCCGCCATTAGTAGCGTTATTTTCTAAATCCAGCATGGCGGCCAGTGGGGTTATCTGGTTGTTTTTGTAAATTGCCAGTCCGTAAATTGCGTTAGCGCTGGCCTCCAGTGAAATAGAAGCCGTTACATTTGCCACCCCGGCGAGTGTAGATGCGCCTACCGTAATAACCCCGGTACCGGCATCTACGCTCATCCCCTTGGTTATACCAACCTGATTATAATCTACGATAATTTCAGGGGTGGTGGTTATAGCTTCAGTAGGGTCAACCCCCAACTCCAGATATAATTGACCATATGCCCTAATCCCATCAAACAAGTTAGCTACCGTTATCTGCTTATCTGCCGTGGAGTCTGAGTCTGACGGGCGAACGAGATACGCCAAATCAGTCGTCTCGGGAACAGTGAGCACTGTTAACTGTGATAGGTTCTTTGCCATTATCCGATGATCTCCAATTCCAGTGTAACGTCCCAGTAGAGTGCCGTCCCATACGGTGATATCGAGGGCGGTGCCTTGAAGCGATAGGTCGCGGGGTTACCGGTGCGATGGTCTATCCAGTCGAATTCAAGAACTCGTTCCAGTGTGTTTGTATAAAAGTTATCCAGCGTCCACATCGGGTCGTTGACATCCTGGCTGCCTGTGCTCTCCAGGAAGAAGTGCATCGTGACATCCCGCAGCGCCTGGGTGCTACGCTGACGGAGCTTGGCAGGACCATACCCCATAGGTGAACTGATAACATTACCCCGCTCAATGTTCACATACCCGGTCGGTTCCGGTGCTTGTGGTAGGCTCGGCGGCCATGGATCAGCCATTATCTAAATGCTCCCTGTTGCTTGGTGCCACGCGACCGGTCGATGGAC